CCAAGAGTGGAGCATGCGGGGGGGGGGGACGGCCCGGTTGAAAATCTCGTGTGTGAATTTCTTCTTTGCTCTCTTATTTGTTGCAACATGGCAACTTTTAAGATGGGATCCGTTGTGCTTACACCTTGTTTTCTTGCAAAAGAACGAGAACTGGTGCATCAACTTTTACGTTCGTCTTCTTCTTTTGCCGTTACTTTTTTGGCTCAAGGTGCCTCCTTGAAGCCCATCATGGTGGCTCGTGCCATCATTAACGGTGTCATTGCCATTGACACCGAGAACTTTGGCTTTGTAGACCAAACTTGGTCCGAGGCTGCACGAGTGGTGCGCCGATATTCATTGGCCCACTCAAAGTACTGCAGGAAGGTTCGCGAGCGCTCTGCAAGGCGCTTTGCTGAAAGGAAAGCTGCCAGGAAGGCAGCTGGTGTGAAGGCCGCCTGCAAGCGGATACTAGCATCTCTTGATGCCGACCTCCCTTGTTCTGGGAGGCTGATGTGGGCCATTAAAAGAGCCCACCGCGAGGATTTCGCCTCGCGAATGAAAACGGCAGAAATTTGCCGTATGATCAGAGCCTCCAAAAGGGAGGAAAGAGCCTATAGGGCTCAGTATGCCGCACTTGAAGTGCGAAGACCCGTTTCAATGCGGGTGCCCTATGTTTGCCCCCTGGTGGCAAACAGAGAAGAGGTGGCTGGGGAGCCACTTAGAGGTCGCGCTTTTGAGCGCACCCCACGCAGCACTTCCTTTAGTGCATCTCCTCTCCCTCGTATGCGGTCACCATATGAGGCTGAAATTGCTCCTCTCTTTGGAGCTTGTGATCGTGCATCCCGTCTGGAGTTGCATCCAGATATAAAATTTTTCTTTAGAGAAGCGCCCAATCATGCTTCTTCTTTGGGGGATGTGGAAAGCCTTGCTCGCTTGGCGAGGTGTACAATTGCGTATTTTAAACTTTTTCCATGCGCATTGTACTTTGAGCCGCTGCGTCGACTCAAACCTCAGAGCACAACTGATGAGATTGACAAGTGTGCAAATGGTCTAGAGATGGAACTGGACCGCCTCCGTGAAATATCAGTTTCGGATCTCCATGCCAATGGGCTTGGAACGTTCATAGCTGGTATTGCAGCTGGCGCTGCTACTGCCACTGGAGCCGTTGTTGGCACCACCGTAGCTGGTGGAAAGTATCTAATTGATCACGCAGCTGCAGCTTTTGATAAGAGCTGCAACAAAGTGGTTGAAACAGTTGAACTGGCCACGCGGAAGTTTGGAGAGACCATGCTTGACATGGTCAGGAAAACATTCGACTCTTGCCTTGGACCTTACTTGGCTACTGTGTCTCACGCCCGTGAACAAATTGAAACCTATTGGCGTAGAGTGACACAGTGGATCAAAACAATGTGGAGCAAGTTGTCGATTGAAGTTCAAGCCCTATTTGATTCTACATGGTGGGCTCTTGGACTGATCCTCTGCGCTGGGGTGGTTGTGCTTGCTGAGCATATGCTGGTGGCCCTCGGTGTGTTAACGCACGCCGGAGCTCTAACATCCTTATTTATCACCGCATTTGTGGGGTATTTGGGATGGAATTTTGCAGCACCCGCCACAGAAGCGGAAGGAACGTTACTCACCACATTGCGTGCCCTCGTGCATATTGTGGTTGAGAAGCCAATGTCGGTTTTTCGCTCAGACCAGACAGCAAATGCTCCCAACGTTTTGGAGTTTCCACTCAGGGTGCTCGAAACACTCGGTAACGGGTTAGTTTCTGCGCCCCTTGGACACTCCAATATGTTGGGAAATATGGAGCTGCTATGGATCAATCCGCAAGGGAAAGACGCCATGAAAGATTTATTGATGTGTTTTGATTGCATAGCGGATTCTTGGGATTATATGACTGGTCGTAAGGATAGTTTCTTTCGAGAAATTGCCTCAATGACTAAGGTTGATATAGTCCCCTGGATCAAGAGCGCTCAGCAGATTGTGTTGGAGGCACAAACTGTTGCTGTAACGGACCCTGTCCTTATGGACACGATTACACATTTACTATACAAGGGTCATATACTCCAACGGACGTTGGCCGGTGCGAAGCGCGCCACTTCACTCGATTACGGACGAGTCGTGTCTTCTCTTGTTCAAGAGTTGACTAAGATTCGCGCCCAGTGTGCGCGCGCAGGCATCTTTGAGGGTCGGAGGTGTGAGCCTTTTTGGACTTACATCTACGGGCCTTCGCATTGTGGAAAGTCACTTTTTATGGAGGAAGTGACACGGCGTTTATTGAAAGAGAATGGCCATGCTCTTAATGATATATACGCCAAAAATGCTCGTGATCCATACTGGTCAGGTTACTTGCGACAGGCTGCTGTACAAATTGATGATTTATCAGCCTGCGTAACTGAACCTTCGGTCGAGTCTGAGTTTCTCCAAACAATTGGATCCAAGGACTACAAGCTTAACATGGCTGCGGTAGAGGACAAAGGAATGTCTTTCAATAGCTCCTTGTTCATCACTACATCCAATGTGTTCACTGCGCCTACCGACGCTAGAATTTTGGATAAAAACGCTTACAACAATAGGCGTGGCGCAGTAGTTCAGTGTCGTAGAGCCCCAGGTGTGGACTTTGATGCAAGAAATCCTTCTGGATCGTGTGAAGCGCGGCTGGTGGATCCTAATGATGAAACGCCTAAGTCAGAGTGGGCCAATTGTTCCAAAGTGCTGGAGGAGGTGGTGCACTTAAATAATGCGCATCGTCTCAAGGAGTTAATGCTCATGGCTAATTACCGAGAGCGCAATGACACTTTGCATCCTGTGCACAGTGGAGCGCGTAATTTCCTGAGATCCTGTACCAAGAGCTTGGCTCTCGGGAATTTGGTCTGCGATGGAGTTATATATGTAATTGATCGTGAGACAGCAACATGTGAGGCCACAAAGGAGAAGCCAACAAGTGGCTATGAGCAGACAGCACAGCACTTCGTCGCTTCACTCCGGCAAGAAATTTCGAACCGGGCGTGTGATGGAATGTTGAACACCTTTTTGAATGGGTTAATTGAAGGTCCTTGTGAAGTGAAGAGCGTAGATGCCTTAAATGAGGCAGCTACGTCTTCGCAGAAGGAGTTTTTCCTTGAATTGCCCTTACTGGAGAGAGTGTACCTGCGAATTTTACAGAGGCAGCTGTCCGCAATCCGTGAGATGCCCGACTTCGCCTTTAACATGAATGTCCGGGAAAGGATTTTAGCTAGCCTTAGAGTAGGTTATAACACTGTCTGTGAACATGGTGGCAAATTGCTAACCATAGTTGCAGCATTAGTTTTGATTTTGGTTATATATTCGTCATTCTTTTGTATATATAGAACCTCCATTGCTGGACCGACAGATGGTGTAGCTGCACTTGTTGCGGTTGGCGCGCTAACAGCTAATGCTGGTAGTGTGTCAAGTGTATATAGTAGCTCCGATGGCGGTTTGAGTAAGTTTTCTCGCAACACCCCTATCAATTATAGGAGTGCTGCAAGCAGTGATTTTCGTGCCAATAGTGGTGGGGATGACGAATTTTTGATGTCATTACTACTGTGGTTGGAGACTCCAGGTGGTGGCCTTATATCGTGTATTAGAGGGAAGGGTCGCTACATTTATCTGACCGCACACCAAGCGGAACAAATTCCTGATGGTGCTCGTGTTTTTGCTCGCACGAGATCCGCCAATGGTGTTGTACATACAGTGCAGCTTCTATGGGATGCAAAACAAGTCAGACGATACAGTGACACTGAGGCTGTTACCTATCATGACGCCCGTTTCACTGCCCTCCCTGAGCCTATCAAGAGTGCTTTTGAGTGTGATATTGATCAACTACCTACTTTGTTTGATATGAATGTGGTATTGGTCAAGCGCAAGAGTGCTATGCGACAGGTGGATCCAACATTAGCTGCCCTACCAGCGGAGCAACCCATTATTGATTGCTGGAAATCCAACGGGAAGTTAAATCGTGAGATGGTAGGTTTTAATACCTACGCTTACGGTGGTAGCTATCGTAATGAGATACCAGTGTCAATTGTATCGAAATGCAAGACGTATGCTGAAGATTGTGGGGCAATACTTACCACTATGTGGAAAGGGAAACGCCGCGTGATTGGAATGCACGTCGCATCGGGGTACAAAAATGGGACCCAAAATCCAAAAGATTGGACCTCAACAGCCACCCTTCTCCCAGGCATTGCAGATTTGGAGTGTAACTCCGGATTGAATATGGTGGAAGAGAGTGGTGTTAGTTATGAGGGGTACAGAAAGATTGGCTATTTGCCACGAATGGCCGACCGCCCTTACCAATCAGGGAAAACAATGTTCGTTCCCGTACCTGAAGAGATGATGTATATACCGACCAATTTGTCGGAAAGATTCTCAGATGGCACGGAACGAAAAGTGGAAGTGGAGATTAAGCAGCCGGCAATCCTGTCTGCTAGTGATCCACGTATTCCTGAGGGAGTCTCCTATGATCCGTTGAAAAATGGTATGGAGAAGTTTAAGAAGCCCATGGATCTTCTAGATGATGCTCTCTGTGCAGAAATAGCTAATGATATAGCCGAGAGCTGGCATGATTGTTTTGACTCGTTGGAGGATTGTTCAGATGAAGTTGCCATCAATGGTGCTGAGGATGAATTCTTCGATAAGTTTAACATGACCACATCTGAAGGGTATCCTTGGGTGAAACAGAGGGGGATTGGAGAAAGTGGGAAATTGCGTTACTTTGAGGAGACCGTTAATGGTCAACTTGCGTTGCGTAAAGATACACCCGTCTATAAGGCATACCATGATTTGCAAGAGCTTTCCAAGGTAGAAGTGCCTGAGCTCATTTGCATTGAGACGCCTAAGGATGAGTGTTTGCCACTCAGGAAAATAACCCTAAAACCCAAAACACGGCTCTTTTCCATTCTGCCGCTGGAAATGAACCTTCTTCTCAGGAAAAAGTTTTTATCTTTTGCGGCCAATTTACAGCAAAATAGGGATAAACTTCCAACACAAGTTGGTGTTGATCCTTATTCACGAGAGTGGGGCCATATTTACTCTCGCCTCCGTTCTAAAAATTCTGTGGCCGTCAATTGTGATTATGCTTCTTTTGACGGATTGATTACGGCCCAGATTTTGAAACATATTGGAATTGCCATTAATTCTGTATATGTTGGGAGCCCGGAGTCGAAACGACAAAGGGCGAATTTGCTAATGGCCATTGTGAACCGTAAGAGCATCTGCGGTTCACAAGTGTATGAAGTTGCAGCAGGTATTCCTTCGGGGTGTGCTTTGACTGTTCTGCTCAACTCCATTTTCAATGAGATGCTAATTCGTTACGTTTGGAAAATTTCCGTGGGTGGAGTACCACGCGAAATGTTTTCAACCTATGTAACTCTGATTGTGTATGGTGATGATAATCTCATTTCTGTGCACCCAGAGTTCTTGCCCCACTTCAATGGTATGGTTATTCAAGCGAAATTGAAAGAAGTGGGGGTAACGATTACGGACGGGAGTGACAAAACTGCTGAGGGCATTTACGAAAAGCCATTTGAAAAATTGGATTTTCTTAAACGCCGCTTTGCTAAACAAAGTGATGGAACCGTCCTTGCTCCCCTGGATTTGGCGTCGATATTTACTTCTTTACAGAATGTGACGCTAGGTGCAGGATCTATTCCAGAGGCTGTGCGTATTAACGTACATGTGGCACTCACAGAATTGTACCTTCACCAGAAACGTGAGTGGTATGATGATCTGAGGAATCACTATCAAAAAACCCAGGGTTGGGAGAACCTACCAACCTGGGCGCAGTCTCATGCTTTCCACAGGGAACATCTTACGGGAGCCTTGCCCTGGGCGCCACACCGTGTCATGGATATCCCAGTGGATAAGAAGAAATTGACTCAAGCTATGCAAAGTCAAGGTGGTCTTGATTTTGTAGTACAGGTCGCAGAACGCATTTTTGTATGTGGTCCTGCTTTTCGGCCTGATGCTACAGAACAAGGCTCATTTGTTGTGAGTCATACAGGTTCATTGCCGCGTGGTCTACAGGGTTGTTTGAGCCCAGTCGACTTCGTGAGTGAAGGGCAAGGTCGTTTACCTACTCAGTTGTGGGTAAATAAATTCAGGTCAGAGCGTCATCACCTCACGTGTCTCATCAGGGATGCGTATAACAGAGGTTGTAATGTTTATTTTAGGGCGGAGCAACCCTACATAGTGAACTGGTTGAGTGCAACTAGTTTTGCTATGGGACTTGGAAAAGACTATAGGGCTATATTACATTTGTATCATAATGTATGTACGCCTAATGCTCAGTGCCTTGACCCCTATTTTGAGGCAAGGCGCTTCCAGCGGGTGGACGCTTATGTTGCACCCCCTTTCCATCATAGGAGATAATTCGGTCCCTGCCCGTTGCAGGGGGTCTAGCCCGCCTTAAGGGCTTGTGCGGGTTGGCACCGCTTAGCGAGGTGTGAAGACTGGCGTAACGCACCAGGAGACCCCGGACTTGTGTCCGCCCCATGAGCACATGGGCTGCAAACATTTTGTTGGTTGTTGTATAAAACCAACTATCTTTATTCGTTTCAGAAGAAACGTCATATCTTTTAGTTTGAAATAAACCCACATAAACTGTCGCTAATAGGGTGGCATACCGTTGAGTTCTTTAGGACGCCTTCGGTTCCGTGAAATCGGTATACGTGTGAAGATAGGGCAGCTCTTGCCAGCAAAGGAGCCAGGTTGTTGGAACCTATTTGAATCCAACCGCATTTGTCAGTTTTAGATATAACTGTCCAGGTCTACTGCTTCCGAGCCTGTTAAAATCTTAAAGCGCCCAGCGTCCAGGAATTCCTGGCATGGGGACAATGTTTAAAACAACATTAGTAAAATGTTTTCGTCTTTGATTGTGTGACTGTGATGGACACATCCTCTCATCTTTCAGAGAGTGTGCCGCTGATTAGTACCTGTGATGTGTGTAGTTTTGAAACTACCAGAGTCCTCAGTGGAGAAGCGCCCTCCCAAACGATATTGGCCCAAGGTTCCCAGAACTTAAAATTGATGGTGTACTAAAAAATTGGGGGGTCGAACCTTTCTTTGGGGGGGGTCCGGGGGGGGGGACCCGGGGGGGGTTAACCCCCCCCTTTGGGGGGGGGGGGCCCCCCAGGGGGGGGCCCAGGGGCCTTTTGGGGGATTTTTTAGACAAAAAGCCCCCTTTATGTGGGGGGGTGGGGCCGGGGGGTGAAATTTTTTTAAACCGGGGGTGGCGGCCCCCTTTTTCCAAGTTGGGGGGGGTTTCCCCGGGGGGGGGGGTTTTTTCACCCACCCCCCTGGGGGGGTTTTTTTTTTTTTTCTTTTTTTGGAAACCCCGGGGGCCCTAAACAAAAACCGGGGGGACCCTTCAAAAATTTAAAAAAAAATATTTTTTTTTTTTTTTGGGGGTTTGGGTTTTATTTTTATTTTTTTTTTTTTTTTCCCCAA